CCATCGCGTAGTCCACGGAGTTGCCCCACGACCTGGTCAACAGATCACGGACGTTGTCCTGGTTCCGCCGCAGGTGCATGGCGGCAAAGTCCATATCCTTTGCAGCGCCGCCTACGCCCAACTCCAGACGCGGAATAGCCGGGTCCAGCAATGAAAAGTCCAGGTTCGACGTGTTGAACAAGCACACGCGTCGGTAGCCCAGCTTCCAGAAACCCTCGGCAATCCTACCACCGGCCTGCCCGGCGCCCACAAACGCCATGCGGTACGCGACGGGGTACCCGAACACGTCGTCGACGTCCTCGTGCTTGGTCACTACTTTCCCGGACCCGGCGTTCGGATCAAGCAAATCGTCGATGCTAGGATCAGCCGGCATCGAGGACACGGGTGTAGAACCGCGGACACCTGGCACGGCTGCCGCTCGCTGGGCAGCCTTCCTTAGATCACTGGGCATGATTGACTCCTGTGGGACAACGGAAGGATCGTTTCAAGTCTCTTCCAACCTCTGCGACTAGAAGTTTTACCGTTGTCCCGCAGAAAACTCAAGCCGCCTGCCGTTGCTGCTGGATCATGGCAGCCCCTTGCTGCTTGTCCTGCTGCCGCTGCTTGTCCATCTTCTTGATGACAAGACCGTGGAGCGCGTCATTGCCTTGCGACAGCTTACGCAGCTCCGAGTCCTTGATACCTTCCGGCAATCCCATCAGCTCGGTCGCCAGCTGATCCGACGTGTCGTTCAGCTCCTGCAGGCTGACCTCCGCGTTGGGATTCATCTGCTTCAGGTACTCAGTGACCGGCAAGTACGAGCCAGGCATGCCAGGAGCAGCCGCAGGCCCGCCAGCAGACTGACCAGCAGGAGCAGAGCCGCCCTGGGCTTGACCCTGACCTTGTCCCTGACCTTGAGCCTGGCCAGGTCCGCCGATCTGACCTTTCGCCAACTGCTGGGCAAACCCTGCCTGTTCGGCTTCTTCCTGGAGCCTCGACTGGACTCGCTGCTGATCCAAGGCTTCCTCAGCGATGAGCTTCTGCTCGTTCTTCCAGTTCAAGCCGAGAGGCTGCAGACCGGAATGACCGGAAATGATCTGGCTGGTCATAAGCTGCAGGAACATCATCTGACGGTTGATATCGTCCGCCACCGTAACGCGCTGCATCTCGCATTCGACCTGTTCCCAAGACATGATTTGCGCGATTTGCCTGGACAGCCAGCGCAACAACGAGTTGCAGTCATGGACCAAGTGATGGAACGTCGCCTCAAACAGACGCAACGCCACCGGTGCCGTCTGTAGTTGAAGCGTGCCGTTGTAGAGTTCCTGGGGCGTACCAGCGTCGTTGAGCAACGTGGCCATCCCGTTTTCCATCAGCTCGGTCGGAGCCAGTGCTTTAGCGTCGCCGCCCAGCATCTGGTACTGGACAGGGAAAGACAGCACCTGCCAGCCCATCGGGTTGTACCGGCGACGTTTGATCATGCCCTCGATCTGCTGTCGGAAGTCGCCTGCGTTGAACGACTGCAGCAAATCCATCGACGGTGTCAAGCCGGCCTGACCGCCACCAGGACGAGCGGCCGGCGTCAGCAACCGGAATGGGATCACGTAGTCCAGCGCGATGGACTCGTTGTACCTCCGCAGAACCTGAACATAGTAGATCTGACGGAAGTTGCTGATGATCCGAGGCATGCCCAGCCGCGGTTCCGCTGCCCACCCAACGTCGGCTCCCGCATGTGAAAGATCACGTCGGGATGGAACCGGAAGTACTTGGCTCCGGTCTTGATCGCCTGCAACACCGGCATCGGGACACGCTCCAAGTGGTACAGCTTGCCTTGACTGACCTGCCGACGATAGTCTTCGGGGATTCGCCACAGATAGGCAACGTCGTCCGTCCACAGATCATGCAGCAGTTCGATCTCGTGCGGGCTCCACCGCTTGACCTTCAGCTTCCGTTCCTTGTCGTCTACATGATCGACGACTTTCCAAGGTCCGCGCCTCTTGGTCACCGGGCACGTCGCCGTGAACTCGTGGTTCGTGAACTCGAAGGCAAACTGTGAGTTGTTGAACACCTCAGCGAGCGAGTACATGTGCCCCGTCCACGGACTCATCAGCATCCGCTTGAACGGCACCAACACCGAGCAGAAGCTGTTGCCATAGCATTGTTTCGTAAGAATCGCCTGGTCGACCACAAACGTGTGCGTCTCCATCTCAACACAGCAGAAGACCTCGTCAACGATCCCCGTAGGCCGCACAGACTCCACACCGATGTACCGACCATACGCGGTGTCACTGGCATTTTCCTCGAACTTCTGCCGGTGCTCCGATAACAAGATGTCCTGCGGGAGCATGAACCGCTTCAGTAAGGTCGCGTAGTACATGTCGCCTTCGTAAACGTCGACCTTGCCGTCTTTACGCACAAACTTCGCTTGTCGCCAATGCCCGCGGACAGGTCCTGCCGCCATACCGATCCGAGGCAGCTGCGCAACTACAGCCGCCAAAGTGGCCTCAGACGCCTGTGTTAGGACCGAGCAGCCGTACGTGTCGACTGAGCCGTCAGCAGCCAGAAAGCCACACACGAACCCGTACCAATAAGACGCACTGGCGTCGTTAGCAGGCAGCTGCTTGTAGTGCCCAGGCAGCCCGTATATCGTCACCGAACCTGTCTGCGCATCAGGCTTCGGCTCGCTGCCGTGCCCCTGAAAATACTGCAGCATGTCCGCGTCTTTGGTCCCGAAGAACGTGGCCTCGGTCTGCTTGCCATCGTTGTACGCCGACCCATCACAGAACGTGAAACCGTGTCGTACACCCTCGTAGAAATCAGCGTTTCGCTCGGGCCGCGGTGCGACTGTACGTTCGATCCGGTAACCGGCTCGTAGCTTGGTTGTCGGAACGACGACTTCCTTATCGGAGCAGTTTTTGGCGATCCACTCGTGCTCGGGCGTCGCCAAGATCGTACGGCCGTCGCTGAACTTCACTTCCAGCAGCTCTTGTCTACCGAAAGACTTGAAGGTTGCAGGACGGTAGACACCGCCTTGTGACAGTACATCTACGGTCTTTCCGACCAAGTCACGGAGCTTAAAGACACCGCCGCGAGTCACCGCCGTAACATCGCCGTGGAAGCACATCCGGTCCCGCATCATGTTCTGGACCAGGCTCAGCACGTTAAGGGTCTCGGTGAAGAACTTCTTGTACTTCTCTTTCTCCTCGTCCGAGACGTTCTTGCCGGTTACCTCGACGCTGGTCAAGAAGTACGAGATGATCCGCTCCATCGCCATCCGGTACGTGCCGAAACGCTCGAAGATATGCTCGCACCAGTACAACGTCCGCCGCCACGAATGAGGCATGGAACGACTGGCCACGTCCATGAACGGGTCGGGGAATTGTTCAGCCCCGTTCCCGGAACCAACGGACATGAAGTTGAGCGGCGACGAATTTGGATACATCGTATCTTCCCTGACTGCGCGCCATCCTTGAATTCAAATTCAGCGGGCTGCCTGCGTCGGTCTCGGTTTCGCCATGTCAACCACTTTGTCGACCAACGAGTCGGCCAATCGGTCCAGATCGGTAGTACTGGTCTGTCCGGACGCGCTGGCGTTTTTCACGATACGAAGCTGATCTTCGTACACTGGCGGCGTGTCATCGGGGCTAATCACCCCTCGCTTCTCCATCCCGGCCATGTTCAATTCCTTGCGGCTCGATTTCGGGACTACGTTTCAGTAGCAAAACGTGATCGTGCTGGCCCACCCGATACATGAAGCCAAACGACACGACATGCTCCGTTGATTTGACCAGGATTTCCCTGCCACGACTATCCCGCTTGATCATTTTGCCGGTGATCGTGAACACCTTCTGGTCGTTGGTGCCGGGAATCCACTGGGAATCGCTGTCGCGACGGGTGTCAATCACCAGCGCCACAAGATCCTCGGCGTTGATTACCTGGTCGTAAGTAGCCTTCATGATACCGCCATCGGCTCCCATGTCAAAGACGACCCGCATACGCTCGCCCTTCCGAGGTCGCTCGCTACGCGGTTCTTCCTCATCACGTCGCCGACGCGGACGGGCTTCCTCGCCACGTTCTTCAGCCTCCCGGTCCTCTCGTTCACGCCTGGCCTGCTCCCGCCGCAGTTCGTCTCGGTCGCTTGGCTTGACCCGTCTTCGTCTTCGCGGGGGAGTAGCCTCAAACGAGCCCGGCGGTTTGCGCAACGGCTCGCCGACTTTACGCGGGCGAACACGCTCTTCGGCGGCGGCTTTGCCGGCAAGTAGAGTGGCCATCATGTTGCTCATCCGCTCGACCTGCTGTGTCAGCGCGTCGAACCGCTGGTCACCGGCCGTGGCGGCTGGCACCGAAACCGGAGCCGGCGTTGGCTTGGGTGCTTCAGGAGGGGCTTGCATGAACCCAGGTATTGGCTGTGGATAGCCTGGAGGCATCGGATATCCCATCGGCATCGCGTACCCCGGCGGCA